AAAAACTAATTATATAAAATATAATAATAATAAAATTGATTGAAAAAAAAAATTACAAATAATAAAAACCATGTCATCTAAACAAATAATTAATTGTCCTAATTGTTTTAAAATATTCAAGAAAAAAGGTTGTTATGAAACCCATATTTATAAATGCGAAAGAGAAACCATGAATTCAAATGATAAAGTAACAATTCATAAACTTCTTGGAATGATTGAAAATTTAATAGAGAATCAGAATAAAATGCAAATGGAGTTAGAGAATATTAAAGGAAATTTAAATAGAAAAAATAAAAAATTAAATGTAATAGAGTGGTTAAATGAAAAGGAAGAAATAAAATATGATTTTACAGAAGATTGGAACAATCTTAAATTAACAGAAGAAGATTTGTTTATAATTTTTGATAAAGGATTTGTGAAAGGTATAGCTGAAATATTGAATAACAATTTTATAAAATTTGAAACAGTTAAATGTTTTAATGAAAAGAAACAGTTGATTTATATTTATAAAAATAAAAAGTGGCAGGAAATTAATAAAGAAGAATGGGAAGAAATTATAAAAAAAATTAATAGTCAAATATTAGTATTATTTAAAAATTATCAAGACCAAAATTTAGCACAACTAGAAGATGAGGGTTACCATAAAAGATTAAATGGCTATTTATCAAAAATTTTATGTGTAGAATTAACATTTGAAACTAAATGCAATCGAATCCAAACTACAGTTTATAACTTTTTAAAAGTAGGTTTTAAAAATATAGTTGAATTACAGATTGATTAAAATATAAAATATATATATATATGTTCCAATTGATTGATAAATTGTTAAATGAAAATCCAAATTATTATGTAGAAAGATTATCAGCCATTTTTATTTTTACTTTGATTATTTCAGGTAATTACATAGGTGAACTATTTCCTTGTAAAATTCAAAGAATACTAACAAATAATATGGTAATAAAACATTTTTTTGGTTTTATAACTCTTTTCTTTTTTGGTGTTATTTCGGTTCCTGAATTAAATAATTTATATGGTTTACTTTCGACAGGTGTTTTATATTTAATATTCTTAATCAATGCCAAAACAAATTATAAAGTATGGATAGGTGTATTAATTTTATATGCTCTTTTATATTTGGTTAATATAGTGAAAAAAAGTATAGAAGAAAATATAGATAACAAATCTACACATACTTCTTTTTTACCTAATTGGGTAGAAAATGAAAATGCCATTAAGATACTACAAAGTATAGAATGGATCGCATTAATTTTAATTTTACTTTCTACAGTATTTGGATTTATAATTTATGTTGGAGAGAAGAAGATAGAATATGGGAATAAATTTTCTTGGGGAACTTTTTTTACAGGAAAGCCCAACTGCAAACATAAGACTCCAAAAAATTTAAGTTATGAACAAGTATTAAATGCAGCAGGAAAAGCTATGTTTTCTAAATAAAGTTTTTGAAAAAAACACAGATTAAAAAAAAATTGAAGTAGATTACATCTTACAGCAAGATGTATCAATTCACTCATCGAGTCTCAAGCTTTTAACAATATGTCTTCGTTTTCAGTTTTCATTCCTCGCGTATTTGCCAATATTGGCGAGAAGCGAATTGCCAATGTCTTCTATCAGAATGACATTGGGGAGGTAAGTAAGGTAGACCTTGTCAGACGCAATAATGACAAGGGAGAAAGTTTCAATATGGCCTTTGTCCACTTCGAATACCTATTCGAGACGACATCTGCCAAGCAGTTCAAGGAGGATGTGGAGAATCCAGAGGTGAAGGCCAAGTTGGTCTATGAGGACCCATGGTTTTGGTTGGTTTTGCCCTTTGAGGAAAAAGAGAAGCCTGTCCAACAACAGCAACAATTCTATCCTCAAGACCAACAGAACTACTTCATGGGTTACGGAACCATGATGATGACTCCCCAGGGTCCAATGTGGTATCCAATGCAGGCTCCCATGCAGGCTCCTATGCAGGCTCCTATGCAGTCTCCTATGGTTCCTCCTCAAGTTGCGTATGGAAACCGTCCCTCTCGCCAGCGTCCTCATCCAAAGAAGCGCATCAATGTCCCGAAGAAGGAGGAGGTTCTTGCAGCACAAAAGCAAGAAGAGGAGGTGGTAAACTATGGAAAGATCCAGGTGCCTAAGAAGAGAAATAGAACAGTCCAGAAGAGACCATCGACTCCAGAGATGCCACCACCAGCAAAGGAAGATGGAGAGGAAGATTAGAAACAGGTAAGTAAAAATATTAGATAGACTAGTTAGAATTTTGTAATTTAATAATTAAGTAAAAAGAAAGAAAGGGTAAAACCCTTTTTTATTGTATTATATTTATAAAATTGGAAATATAAATATAATATTTTTTTTAAACAACAGGATAAGATGGTTGCATAGCAATACCACAAACCCCAGGATCGTTGGTGCTATCACTTCTTTCAATCTTTATATATCCATTATCTCCCCAAGATGGTCCCCATGAGTTTTTGACAAGCCAATATTCAGTACCAGATTCAGAACCGTAACCAACAATAAGCACTCCATGATCAAGATTAGTGCCACAAGCTGAACTAGTAAGAACGCCTCCAGTATACAACTGAAATGTTTTGGTATCTGCCTCAATTGCAATAGAAACAGGTCCTCTTGATACAGCTTCTTTTAAATCAACTTGATTGTTCTTAGTAACATCAACACAACTAGAGATTTGCACCACAGGGTCACATTTTTGACAATCACCTCCTTTAGCGTTATAAGGATAAGAATTTTCTGAACACATACCTGAATCAATAGCATATTGGAAAGCACCATCCATTAAACCTCCATTACAACCATGGTTACCATAAGACTTGGAACAATCAACAAGTTGTTGTTCAGAAAGACTTACAAGTTCACCTTTTGCGATAGCCCATGCGCCTTCCATAGCACCAGTAGCACTAAAAGACCAACAAGATCCACATTGTCCTTGGTCTTTCACAGGAGTTACAGCATTGTGGTCTCTCCAGTCATAAGAAGAAGGAACAGAAGAAGAAGAAGATTGAAATTTAGAACATCCAGTAGAAAATGGACCACCATTTCTAAATCCTCTGAAAGAAGCAAATTCATCTTCAGTAATATCAGCAAAAGGAGTTACACCAAGAGTAAAACCTTGATTTTTAGAGTTTTCCTCATAAACATACTCCATATTTGATTTGAAAATTTCAAATCTCTTTTCAAATTCTCCAAGGGAATCATAATTTTTTTCAAATTTATGAATAAAATTTTGGAATCTGCTCCAGTGTTGATCAGTAGAATTAAATGCCGTAGCAGTGGCTAAAAGCATGAGGGTAGTAATTCCGTAAAAAAACATATACATTATCTAAATATTTGTTTTTATATTGTTTTTAAACATCTTATTACTACATAAAAACAAAATTATTTTATTTTATTATTTTTTTGCGTTTGATTATTGTAAGTCAAATTTTTCTTTAAATTCTTCGACAGTATATAAAGGTATATTTTTTTCTTTAGCGGCTTCAGTTTTGCCTGTTTCTTCGTCTTTATTTTTAACAATTACAGCAAAAGTATTTTTTGTAACGGATGAAGATTCTTTGGCTCCAAAAGATTTTAATTGTTCACTAAGTTCTTTATCCCTAAACCCAGTTATGATAACGGTTTTGTCATATAACGGATGAGATTCGTCTTTTGGTTCAAGAATAGGAATATCAGATAATTTATTTTGTAATTTGGCAACCTCAATAAAGTCAATAAATTTAGAGATATTATTAACAAATCTTTCTGCTGTTTTCTTTTCAATACCCTTGATTCCTTTAATTTTATCTATTTTTTCCTCATCACTTTCAGAAGAAGTCAATATATCTGGATATTTGGAAAGTATAGGTTCAATTCTTTTTTCCCCGAACCCTCTTCCAAAAATATTTGAAACTGCCATTATTTTTGGTAAAGAAGCTTTATCAATTTTATCATGAATAGATTTGAATACCTTTTCGGCCATCTTCTTTTTAAATCCGTCTACTTTTAAGAAATCTTCTTCAGTCATCGCAATAATTTGTGGAACACTTTCGTATCCCGCTTTGATTATTTTTTTTACATTACCAGGTCCTAGTCCATCTACTTCCAAACCTTTGAAAAATCCAACAATATTTTTCTCTTTCACGGTTTCATCTTGTTCTGCGTCTTCTAAAATAATATCTACATGTGTTTCATTCCATTTGTAGTCAACATCCGGCATTTTAGCCTTTTGAGCAGGTTCAATTACTTCCATAATATGTGGAATTACATCTCCACTTCTAACTAATTTAACAAGAGCACCGATACCTATTTTATTGTCTTCTACAAATGCAGCATTAAAAGCAGTAGCATATTCTATTTTGGCACCTCCTAATACTACAGGTTCAATTTGAATACGAGGTTTTAAGTAACCATCTTTACTAGGAGCCCATAAAACATTTAATACTTTTGCCTCGGCAATTTGGTCAGAAAGCACCATTTTAAAAGCAAACGAGTGTTTTGGATTTTCTTCAGTGCGTTTATAAATTTCATCATTTTCTACAATCACTCCATCAATCGTATATTCATAGTTTTCTCTCCAATCTACTAGAATTTCAGATAAAATAGAATTATCAATATTTTTCTTCGTTTCATTTATAACTTCATCTACCTCTTTATCTTCTAAAAATTTCATTTGTTCGCTAGGTTTCAATGAAGGTTTAATAACTTCATAAGCTACAAAATCTACATCCTTAAATTTTTCAGGTTCCATTTTCTTTTGGTTAACTAGACCAGAAACTAAATTTCTAGAATTTGAAAATTGGTCTTTATATTTCTCAATAAATGTGGACTTTTTCATTATTAATTCACCTCTTATGGTAATATCTGGAGTTGTAGGCAATTTCAAAAATGGTATTAAATGACTAATATCCTGACCTACTTCCCCATTTCCTCTAGTATATAATTTTTGCTCATTATTTTCAGTAGAATATAATCCACTAATACCGTCTAATTTGGCAGAAAGGACATAAGGTCCTTTATATTTATCTTTCCATTTTTGAAGAGCATTCGTATCGGGTTTTATTTTATCCATAGAAGCCATAAAATAAGGTAATTTTACTTTATTTTTATCTTGAATAGGAGCCCCTATTTGGTCTAATACCTTATTCTTAGGATATTTTTTTTCCATGTATTCCTTTATAATGTCATATTCATTGTCAGTAAGAAGTGAATTCTCAGGATCATTATAATATGCTTTTTGTGTTTCGTCTAATATAGTTTCTAATTGTTTTTCTGTCAATATTTTTAAAGTGTCAATCCCATTTTTTTTAAAATCGGAAATATGTTCTTTAAATCCAGTTTTATATTTTTTTACTTTAATGGTTTTATTATTAGACACTTTTTTTGGAGATGACTCCTTTGAAGGAGATTTTTCTACTTTGTCATTGTCCTCTTCTTTGGGTTCCTCTTTTTTTTTATCTAATAGTTCTACTGATTTATATCCTTCTCTTTGTTTTGGCTCTTTATACTTCATTCCTAAAAATTCAAATATAGACTTTTCAGTAGGAAAATCAATGTCAACTTTTTCTCCTTTTTTACCTGATTTCATTACAGATAATCCATGTTCATTTAAAGTATAACCCATATCTAAGGCTCTTTGTCTCATAACTGTGTTAAAGGCTTTACTTCCAGTAAAATATAAAGTAGCGAAAGCATATTCATCAGGAGCAGTATATAAGAAATCAATTCTGCGTGGTATAGAATCCTTAATTTCACCAATAGTTAAACTTTTTGTTTTTCCTCGGGTTAATACTTCAATAACTACTTTTTCTTTTATTAATTCATCTAAGAAAGTATTAAAGGCAGCAATATTATTTTGCTCATTGGTAATGATAACATCAATATCTCCCGAATTTTTTGCTTCTCTTCTATAACTACCAACAATTTCATATTTACTACCTTCAGGGGCAACTTCTTTAAATACCTTATCAAAAACCTTTTCAAAATCTTTTATTTCATCTCTTGGAATTCTTTTTTGTAAAGGTTCATAATATTTCAATCCTATTTTTTGTGTATCATTTAATTTTCCTTCATTCTCTTTTAATTGGTCTATAGTTGTAATCCCATCTTCAATAAGTTGCTTAGCTTTCTTAGGTCCAACACCATAAATCTTAGTAAAAAGATTCATTGGATTTTTTCTTTCTCTTTCTAATACTCTTAGAGTGCCAGTTTTTTGAAATTCTTCTAATTTATCCATAATAGTCTTACCTATTCCTGGTTTATTTTTTAATTCCTTCACATCAGTAATATCACCTGGATGTGCCATAATTGTTTCAGATGCTTTTTTATAGGCTCTTGCTTTAAATGGTTCCCCTTGTCTCATCATAATATCAGCTAGTTCTTCCATAATATCAATAAGTTCTTTATTCATTGGTTTACCTTTTGGTGATGGCTTTAAGTCCATTTCTATCGTTTCTTCAATTTTAATAGGTGATTTAGAGTTCAATTTTTCTTCTTTTAAAGGAGATTTAGAACGGGTTTTGCTCCTTGATTTAGAAGCAGAAAATTTATCTACAATTACTAATTTCTTTTTCTTTTTTAATGTTTTCTTTAGTGCCTTTTTCTCAGTTCCTTTTTTTAAGCTCTCTTTTGATTTACTTTTAGACCTTGATTTGGCTGTTATTTTCAATGGAGATTTGGATTTTGGTTTTTCACAATATCCATATGTTTTTAATGTTCCTCTATCACTTACAGAAGTAGCACATATATCTCCTTTTTCTGTTTCAAAACATTCATTATGTTCCTTCCATTGGTATTTAAAAGGAAATATACATTCTCCTGCTTTTACCTTTTGACCTTTTTCTTTTTTTCCCTTTTTATTTATATCACTAGCTCTCATATATAAAAAAATAAATATTTTATTCTTAAAATTTAAATAAAATATTTTTATATTTTATATGGAATCTTTTATTCAAACTTATGGACAATATAAAACTATTGTTGATGGAAATATTATTGATAATGCTAAATGGAATATGGTTTATGATGGTGATGTTCTTGATTTAGAAGCTGAAAAAAATAATGAATCTATGTATGTTCAACTTACAAATGATGAAATTATGAAACTTTTTGAAATTCCATCTTCCAATAAAACTATTCATGATAGACTCGAATATGATTTACATCATCCAATTCAACCTCATCCTATTGTTATGGAAGAAATTACTATTCAACCTGAAAAAACAACACCTATAAAGAAACATAAATCTCGTAAATCTAAATCCAAATCCAAGTCCAAATCCAAATCTAAATCCAAATCTAGGTCTAAAAAAGATAAGATTACACCCGATTATTTAAAAACTATATATTAATAATTTTTTTTTAATATATCCCTCAATATGAAATAATCTGTCTCTGAAAATGATCTATTAGCTCTTCTTTCTTTATAATCATCTTTCTGTTCTTTTTCCATAATACTCATATAATAGGGAGACGCATAAATTAAATTGTGTTTATTTATATCATAAACCGATTCTATATATAATTTTTTTTTATATCTAGAAATAACATCTTTTAAAAAATTTGTCATCTGTTCAAACTTATATTCATCAAAACAAACTACCATCACCTGTGCTTTCCTTTTTAATCTTCTGACTTCTCCGTCACACTCAGAAAATTGATAAAATCTTTCACATTCATAATAATCCGCCAAATCCTGTGCTCCATCTATTATTTTTGTTACACTTTTATGCTTTCTCAAATCCAAAGACATCTCTATTTCATATCCCATTATACAATAACTAAATATTATTTTTTTAAAACTTACCTACATCATGTAGAGAACTTTAAATAACGAATTGTATACTACATAATTTTATAATAATTAAAATGTTTTTAAATAAAATTTATTATAAAATTATATTTTATAATGTCATTTACAAGTAATTCTTGGAAACAATCAGGAGGATTAAACAGAAATAAAACATATCAAAATGTCAAATCAGATCAAATGGCTCCTAGTAATTTAAACATAACAAAAAAATTAGGAATCGAAAACTCTATTACACCTAATATTTCTTATTTGGAATCATCCCCAACAACATTCTTATATAATTTTCAAAATGGAAAAAATTTCAATAATAATATTGGTTATTATCCATTTAATAATGAAATAAATACTATTGGTGTATCGAATGAATCATTAAATCCTATATTAAATAATCCAAGTAATTTTGATTTAAATTATCAAGTCGGTGGAACTGCTTTATCTTTAGTTTCTTCTCCTTTTAATCAAAGTGCTACCCAATTTAGTCAAAATGCAAAAACTCTTATTTCAGATTTCTCATACAATACTCAAAATATATTTGGAACTAATCCAGCTAATTCAGTTAGTTTTGCTTTAACTATAAGTTCTCATATTTATGTATCTTCAGATGCCAGTAATTTCTGTTTTTTTGCCATGGACGATTCCAACCAAACTGCACTAAATAATAATGGAAGTATTAATACTGGAATTTCTAATGAATCTTTATACTTATGGTACCCTGATAATGACGGTAAAGCAACAATTTATTATACAACTATAAATCCTACATCTGGTCTAACATATGGATTTTCAAATCAGTTAGATATTGTGTTAAAAGACCAATGGCATACACTTACTTTGACATTAAATGGACAGTATGTATATATTAATATAAATGATAAAACTGTTTTTAAAAAAGTTGTTTCTGTTGGAACTAGAATCCCTAATCAACCTATAGCTATTAATCTGTCTTCAAAATCTTATGATTCAAGTACTAATACAGTTATAACTAATGGATCTACTAACAGTGGAAATATACAATTATTAGATTATAATATATTTAATTTATCTTTTGAAGACTCAACAATTCAAAATATTGTTCAATTTAGAGATAGTATTAAAACTATTAATAATGCTAATGAGCCTAACAGAAATTTATATTTAAATTATACTATTGGGGAAAATATTAATTACCTAGCTTCCAAAATAATTGCGGGAAATGGTATAGGCAATAATGGTAGTTTAACTAATTATGGAGAATTAAATAATTTTTCCATAGCAAATTTTTATGATAAAACTACATTTTACGGACCTGTTCAATTTGATTCTTCTGTTTCTATTATTTATGATTCTTCTATAAATAGCTCTCTAGAAATTTATACTTTACCAGGCAAAGCAGGCACAGTAACATCTTCTTTTTTAATAGAAAATGCTGGTGCTGTTCCTGGTAATTCATTTAATCCAACTATGGTAGTATATAATGGAACATCTACTCAAATTAATCCCCCTTTACCTACTCAAGGTCTTATTTTCTCTATAAGTGGTGAAAATGTTTCTGTGGGAGATATATTTGGTACTCATACTTTTGATGTTAGTGGTTCCAGTTATTTAAACGGTAATCTAACTATTAATGATACTCAAAATGGAGGTTATGGAAGTTATCCAACATCTACTACTGGAACTATTATATTAAGACATTCAAATGGAGATGATACGACAAATTATAATGGATCCACTGGAATAGTTTTTAGAGGACCAAAGGAAAACGGTAATGATTGGGGAGCAATTGGTTATATAGATAATATTGGAACAACATCACAGAGTCAACCATCTAGCACAATACCAGCTAGTTATAATTATTATCAATTAGATGGTTCTGAAAATTCTTGTTTATTTATTACTTCACAAAACGATGGCACGGGTGGTTCAGGTGCTTCTGTCGTAGATTCATTAGTACTTAGAAGTTCTGGATATTTTATATTGGATACAGGAAATTATAATATAGCAAGTCCTTCTGATTATCCTAACTCTAATAATCGATTGTTGTCACCTACCGCACCAGGTCCTATATCTATCCTACCAAATGGAGGAAGTGTTGGGATAGGAAAACTAAACCCAAACTCAGATTACACATTAGATATGTGTGGAAATCTCTTATTATGTGCCAAAGGTTCAGGTGCGAGCCAACAACCTACTTTAACTCTTCAATATGATACTAGTCCCTATACTTATATTTCAAGTAGTAGTATAACGGACCCTACTAGTAGCTTTAGTGGTCAATTGACATTTCAAGCTGGAAGTTTTAATTTTAATAATTCGATTGATGTTATTGGTAATCTTGATATTAGTGGTAATTTATCAGCTAACAATGTTGGACCTTCTAGTGATAATCAATTAGAACCTAATGTGGCAAGTGTCTACCTTAATAGTGTATCACCATTTTCCCCTAGTAGTCTATCACAATTAAATATGAATGGTTATATGTTCACTAGGGCAATACTGAATTATAGTGAAACTGCAAGCACACCAACAGGTCTTATATTTGGAAATGGTTCTAATACCCAAGTAAGTGATGTAATTTCTTTAGTAACTGCTGGAACTACTAGACTACAAATAATTGAAGGTGGACATATAGGAATTGGCACAATTCCTAATGGAAGTTCAGGATATATTTTAGATGTAAATGGAAATATAAATGTAACTGGGTCCATAACAAGCACAGGTGCATGTAGTTGCAGTTCATACAATACTACTTCAGATTTAAGATTAAAAGAAAATATAACAGATTTAGATAATAGTTTGGAAAAAATATGTAATATTCGTGGTGTAAGTTACAATTTAAAATCAGATGAAAATAAAACAAAGACTTCTGGTGTTATAGCTCAAGAAGTAATAGAACATATACCTGAAGCAGTGGATAATATGGATAGTGAAAAATTAAGTGTAAATTATAATTCAATTATAGCACATTTAATAGAGTCAGTTAAAAAATTAAATAGAGAAATTGAGGAATTAAAAAGTAAAAATTAATAATATAAATTTAATATAATAATGAGCAACCCAACAACTAATTTTTTAACTGGAGGCGTTGATTTATCATCTATATTTATGCCACTTAGTCAAGGAAGTGCTTATTCATCAAATACAGGATATACAGTTAATAATAATGATTTAAATACTATTTTTGCAAAATATGTTAGTGGAACAAAGGCTAATCCAACAGGATATACAGTTAATAATACTGATTTAAGTGATATTTTTGCAAAGTATAGTTCAAAAACAACTTTTACTACAACTAATCAATTACTTACTACTCCATATAATTCTAATAAAAATGTAACTACTCTAGCATCCAACTTTAAATTGCCTAGTGGTTATCAATATTTTAATTTTATATTATATGGTGGTGGTGGAGATGGATATGAAGCGGGTGCAACACCAACAGCAGGAACAGGGGGAGGTGGATCAGGATCTTGGATACATGGACTATCAATTAATTATAATTATAATGGAGAAGAAATGTTAAGAATAAATTATAAAATAAGTGGAGGAGGGAGACAGGGGGAAGATTTTAGTACTGAGGTTGAAATTACATATGAGTCAGGGAAATATCTCATTCTTAAAGCAGGTTCAGGTAAAGCAACAACAGGAGTTTCTGGAACTACAGGTGGTGCGGGAGGAATTGCTAGTCATCAGTCAACAGTATCACAATCCCCACCACCAGTTATTTCTTCTGTAAATGGTCAAAATGGAGGTAATCAAGGCTCTAATGGATCTAGTAGTGGGTATACATCAAGTGGTTCTGGAAATAATGGAGATTCATCTGTACCTATTGGAAATCCTCCTACTGCATCACAAACTTATAATGCTGCAGGAACTACATATACAATTAATAGTCACGGAGGAGGAAAAACTCAAGTAGTATCTGGTTATGGAGCAGGAGGAGCTGCAACACCAGCAAATTACCAAAGTAACGCACCAGCATATAGATATGGAAAACCTGGATGTATATTATATTATTTATCATAGGAAACAAAAATTAAATTTAAAAATTGAAGTTTTTTTATTTAAATAACTAATTTTAAATAAAAAATGGAGCCACCAACTTACTTAGCAAAGTTACATCCTCATCCTCGTGATAAACGAATTGTCTTTGATGAAGGGCCACATATTTATTACATAGATGGATCTTCAGAGGGATATATTTCTTGTACTACCTGGAATCATAGTCATTTTGAACATTTTAATGCAGATGCTATTATAGATAAAATGATGAGTTCAAGTAATTGGCAACCTGGTAATAAATATTACGGGAAAACAAAAGACGAAATAAAAGCAATATGGGATAAAAATAGAGATGAATCAGCATCCGCAGGAACAAAGATGCATTATGATATTGAGTGTTATTATAATGAATGTCCAAATGAGAACGACTCCATAGAATACCAATATTTTAAAAATTTCTTGAGAGATTATGGGGACTTAAAACCGTATAGAACAGAATGGACAGTATTTCATGAAGATGTAAAAATATCTGGATCAATAGATATGGTGTTTGAGAAACCAGATGGTCATTTACTCATTTATGATTGGAAACGGTGTAAAGAAATAACGAAAACAAATGGGTTTAATAAATGGGGAAATAAAGAGTGTATAGAGCATTTACCAGATACAAATTTTTGGCATTATAGTTTACAATTAAATACATATAAGACAATATTGGAAGAAAAATATGATAAAATAGTGGATGAATTATATTTGGTATGTTTACATCCAGAAAATAAAAATAAAGATTACCAGAGGATAAAGGTAGCAAATTTACAAGAAGAAGTTCAAGATTTATTTAAAATAAGAAAACAAGAAATAGAAAATAAGGTTTAAAAATAAACCAATATCTTAAATTATATGTTTTTTTCAAGATATCGTTTACCTTTAGTATTAATAGGGACAGTAGGTATATCTGTGTCTTCTTATTTTTTATTTAATCATTTTTTCAAAAAATCTAAAGAAAATAAAATAGAGGAGAAAAAGGAGGAACCTTATGAAAATAAGTATTATGATAAATATGATAAATTAGAATGTATTGAATTAGAAGAAGATTATGTAAAAGGATTAAAAAAAAACATAATTATTGAAAAAACACCGAAAGGAAATATATTAATGTATTATGATTTTGATAAAGAATCATTTATTTATTATAGTGATACTAAAGATATAAGTTATTTATTTTTAGAGACAGTAGCAAGGAAGTATGCTATTCAATATAATTGTAAAAAAATAGTAGTTGATATAAAAAAAGAGTTAGAAGAAGCGAAAAAAGAAAAACCAAAAGAAGAAATAAAGAAAAAGGAAAGTAAAAATGAATTATTTGCGTCTTTTAAAAATTATAATAGAAAGGGTTCAGGAGGAGCAAAAACAATAAATAAAACATTTATTCTAAGACAAAATGCAAATAGATATTCATATAGAGGTAAATTAAATGAATATGAATATTTACAAAGTGATTCTTATAAGAAAGAAAAGAATGAGGAATTTGAAATTGTAAATTTTGCTAGTTTTAAGAGATTACAAGAAAAAAATAAAGAAAAAAAGTAACAATAGAATATATATGGCAAATTTATTTGATTTATCTCCAGAACAACAAAAAGAAAAAATTAAATCAATAGTAAATGAAGCAGTAAAAAAGAATAATGAACAAATACAATTATTAGAAAAAGAAAAAAGTTCATTAAAAAATCAAGAAGATGAAGATAAATATTATATGGCATTAAGTGGAGATCCAAAATTATCAATAGATTACTTAGGAGGATCAATAATTAATTTATTAAGTGATATTTTGGATGGTTTTGGAGAAGCAACAAAAAGATTAAAAGAAGATTTGGCAAAAAATCCCCAAACAGGTGGAGCATCAGGAGAAGAGGAAGAATCAGCAGAGCAAAAAATTCAGAAACAAGCAGATAACTTAAATCAATTAATTGGAGAAGCACAAAGACAAATAAAGAAATTAAAAACAGATGTAGTAAGTTCTAAGTCTTTAGGTCCAGGAACTATGGAAGGAGAATTTAAAAAAGGGTTGGGTAAAGCAAAAAATATGGGAATTGCGGCATTTAAGACAGGAGTAAAATGGAGTGAGGAATTTATAAATGATATGATAGATTTATCAATGGAATTATCTGGTCAGGGGAAAATATTAGAAACACCTTTAGATCAACTAAGTCCTGAATTAAATAAGAAATTATTAGTAATAGCTGGTGTTTTAAAAGAATTATCAACCAATCCAGCAACAAGAGAAGCAATAAGAGAGATAGCAGAAGCAATAGGTATAAGTATGATAGAAATAATGGAACAAATAAAACCTGAATTAGATAAAGTAACAGATGAAGCAATAGCAATGATAGACCAAGTAGCAGAAAAATCAGCTAGAGGAACAATGGCAACAGGAGTATCGGTAGCTCAAGCATTTTTAGCAGAAATACCATGGGTAGGAGGAATAATTGATTTCTTTTTAGCTATAGGGAAAGGGTTTAATTCTTTAATGGAAGTAGCAAAAACTTTTTCAGACAAAGGAGGTGATTTAGCAGTAAAGAATGCCAAACTAGCAAAAGGAACAGA